TCAACAGTTGTAGTGTTGGTTGTAGTGATAGTGAAGAAATAGGGTTATTGGAGCAGGATCAAGGATAAAGTCACGGACTGACAATACGTAACCATGACAATAGGACCTATAACAATACGTTGGACTAAGGCAGTGCAGGCAGAGCAGAGGAATAGAGATACGGCTAAGCGTATATCGGCTAAGGTAGCAAGCCTGCTCCTGGAAGAGAACAGGCGCTACAAGGGCATTCTGCGTCGCTGGGGCATGGATGAGGGTGTTATAGGATATAATGCGGCACGGGGCGGGTCGAGGCGGTCGAAGCCCCCCAAGGGGGCGGTGGCTTCTGTATGATAGAGTCCCGGCACATATTTCCAGTATCTGGCGTTTCAGGTATAGTAGTCAAGGAAAGCGTTGATTTATGAATAATAAGCAGGTATTGGAGTCATATTTTGAAAAGAATTGTCCTGAGTTACGGGTTCTCATTTCACCTGGTTATGGTGATTATGCACGTCTTCAGACTTCTTTTGCTTTACAGGTAGAGCTTCGGCCACAAGATGATCCTGAGATGTCTAAGTGTTTTTTTTTAGACGAGTTATACAAGATGATAGGCAAATTAACGGTGCTTGCTGAGAAGATGCGTAACGAGCCGGTTATTAAGGGAGGGCATTAGTTATGAAAAGTAACGAAAGTAGTGTTTTGAGTAACGCGGCTCGTCAGGCGAGATTCAAGTCAAATCGGGCCTTTCGTAGTTTGCCAAGGGACGTACAGGAGAACATTCTCAGGGTAAGCAATATGCGTATTGGTAATGTTGATCCTGATCCTGCGTTGGTTGATGAGGAGATAGGTCGTAGGACACAGGCTGCGTTACATTATCAGGTGATGTATCCAGACGGTTGGAAGTTTTTGAGGTAGTCAAGTAAATGAAAATTGTAAAAATCGTGTACGATATAATTTCTTTTATAACTAAACCCAGACCCTACTCTCACGAGCCAAAGAGGCGTATAGTGGGCAGTTCTTTTTTTATTCGTCCACCGGCTCCTAAGTTGAAGGAAAAGTTGAGGTAGTCAAGTAATGAGTATTGAGTGGCAAATGGCGTTTGGAAACAAAGAACCTTATTGGGTAGAGGAAGAAAGCGACAACCTTGTACAGCCATCTCCGTTGAAGGTTGTGGAAGATAGAGCGTCTGACGGTTCAGTAGTATGGAGTCATCATAGCGAGTCTAACGCACAAAAGGTGGCAGTGGGTATGATCGAGGTAGTCAAGTAAATGGTAACAATGAGGTTTATAATAGGATTTCTTGTTGGATATTTAGGTGTTATGGTAGGAGCGTTAATCTATCTGAAGTATTTTGATAAATATCGGCAAAGAAAGAAGGTAGTCAAGTAAATGGATTGGATAGCACAGAACTGGGATATAATATTAGTATCGCTTCTAATTGGGATTGAGCTTGGTGCCAAAATACAGACGTTTAGGCTCAAAGAGAAGGTAGAGTCAAAGGGATATGATTTCTCAAAACTGTTGAGGTAGTCAAGTAAATGGAGTGGAAGAAACAAATACCGAATAAGGCAGGGTATTGGTTAAGAGTTAATGTAGTAGGTAGTGTTGAGATGCGACGAGTTTGGGTAGAAAATAGAATTCCAAGATACATAGGTAAACTGATGATAATTTGGGGGTTGGGATATGGAGAATGGGCTGAAGTAGAAAAAATAAAAGCAAAATTAGGTCATTTTAGTTGGTACGGTCCTTTACCAGAACCCCCAGATGAGGTAGTCAAGTAATGAGTATAGACAAGCGTACAAAGGAGTACAAGAGAAGTATGGAAAAGATTACAAATCCAGATATAGTTGTGGAACCGACCCAAAAGGAATTTCTCGATACGGTAGAGGCGATTGATCAGAGCGACCCACCGGAGATTAACCCACAGTATGAACATAACAAGCGGATTGACAATATCATAATTGAAGCGGTGGCTAAAGGTTCTGAAGAAGACGAAGTGGCCAAGCCGGACATTTTCATGGTTCCAGACATGAAGGGCATATCGGAGTCTGGTAAGGCTTACTTTGACGATGGCAAACCGGAGCTAGATTTCTCCAAGCCTGAAAACAACCCTGGTTTTTCCTTGTGTAAAGGGTGTGGCATTTCCTTACTTCCCAATGATGACGGTTCACCCAAGCGTAGTCGTCAGGGCGAGCACTGTTGGGAATGCGTCCACGAACACGCTAATAGTATAGTGTGTGAAGACGGCGTGATTCGTGCCAAGGAAGATTGCAAGCGAATGACTCGTATAGACAAAAGGACGGCTGACGAGGTATTTTATTGGGTGAAGAAATAGTATGGATGGCGTAAAAGGTTCAAATTACGATCCAGTTCAAACGAATAAGAACATAACGGTATCGAGTCCGGTAGAATGTCCGTTTAATAGTGAATGTCAATGTGGGTTATACGGTGAAATTGAAGGAGAAACGGCGAATAAGTGCCCGGAAGGTTTTTATGGTAGTTATGAATTTCCTTTCAATTGCCCTTTGTTGGAAAATAACTATACCGTCAAGGTTCCTTACGGCATAAATATAGGGATGAAGAAGTGACGCAGGAAACAATAACAGTTGGTGGCGAAGTATTTGAGATTGTAGGTGAAGGCGAATGTTCTTTCGTCAAGGGTATGTATGGCGACAGATACCGAGACGCATGTTGGCGAGAGCTGGAAGCTCGCAAAGACTTACCATACCCTGAAGATTTGAAGCGTACTCAGATGTTAGAGCATAAAGGGTGGATATGTAAGGTTTACTTTAATTATGTACCTCCTTACAGTTATGGTGTGGAACCGTGTAATGTTTGGAAGGCTTACGCCGAAGGCAAGGTAAACGGCGAGAACTACAATTGGGACTGTGCCTTAAAGGAAGAGGTCAAGACTCTTGAAGAGGCGATTATAGTTATTAGGCCGAGTTTTGAGATGGCGGTAGACAGAACTATGAGGAACAAGCAATGATACCACGTGGTGAATATTTAGGTCGAATGTCCAAGAAGTCTTTTGGTGATACGTTTCTTTTTCGGCCGAATTGGGAGCCGTTGCGTAAAAAGTCACCAATGGTTCCCGATGACGAATTTTGGCAGATAAACGACACCGAGGATGTCGGCGACGAAGTTCTCATGTACGGTGAAAGGATTAAGGTATGATACGTAGAACATTCTTACAGATGTTGTTGGCGAGTCCTTTGGCGGGGCTATTGAAAGGTAATAAGGTTGACGTTCCTACAATAGTTTGTTCGGAGTTTTTTGATAGAGATGGCGTTATGTTTGCCTCTTTTCCAGGAATAGGCAATGTTGTGAATTGTCATCGCAAAGGGCCGATTATAAAAAGAACAAAATGGAGTGATGGTAGTTCTTTTGACGAGATATGGGGTTCGTCAACTTACGGCATAAATATAGGGGTGAAGAAATGATACGAAGAAGTTTCTTAAAGAGATGCTGTCAAACAGCCTTAGCGATTCCGATAGCGGTTATTGGTTCAAAAACGGCTACTGGAAAACCTAAAGTTGCTGCCGAGACTACCGGCACATCGGGCGGGGATGGATATTTTTATACTTGTCAGTGTGATAAATGCAAAAAACATCCTTTATTAAGACTAAGATTATGGAAGAGCACGTGTGGCGGTGCGACAATGACTCTCCAAGTAAGGAAAATGCAAGAACAGAGTAGACTTTATAATTTATCTAAAGTTTAAGGCGTAATCGGCCCTGGGGGGGCCGCCTTTTGAATATAAATGACCAAAGAAAGCTAACGGCTTCACGCGACCCGGCATGGTGGGCGACGGAGTACAATCAGATAAAGCTCCAGAAGGGTTTTTACTCTTTTGAGGGCCGTGAGTATCTCATTGAGCCGATGTCGTCTGAGTCGCAGCGTATGGCCTTGATGAAGGGTACTCAGGGCGGCGCATCGATCACGATCATGTTATTATGTCTTTGGGGGATGATCCACAAGCATTTCCAAAGAGGAGTTTTATATCTATTCCCAACAGCTACAGACGTTAGGGAGTTCAGTCAGGCTGTTTTGAATCCGATGTTAGCGGCTAATCGTCAGTCTTTGGGCCGATTTGTCAAGAGTGCCAAGGGTGGTTCTGACACGACTACGCTAAAGCAGGTCAACGGTGCAAACTTCTTCATGCGTGGAGCCGGTCTGAAACAGATTGTAGATGGTCAGGTTGGCGAGGCCACGGCTTTGAAGGGTATTTCAACTGATGTAAATGTTTATGATGAAGTTGAGTTGTTTGACCCGGACGCTTTAGCCAAGGCCCGTGGTCGTCAAGGTGCTTCGGTGGATGTTGTTAATGGTGTTGTTGATTTTGATACCGCGATAGCCCGTGAGATACTTATTGGCAATCCCGGCATTCCCGGTTATGGGATAGATAAGATATTCCAAGAATCCGACCAAAGGCATTGGCACAGGAAATGTTTACATTGCGGTACGTGGACTTGTGCCGAAGAGTCTTTTCCCGATTGTGTCAAGATACGCGATAACGGCAGGGGTTATATTGGTTGTATGAAGTGTGGTAAGGAAGTTTTCGTCAGGGACGGTCAATGGGTTCCGAAGTACAAGGGAAACTCCGACCACATGCATGGGTACAGGTGGAGTCAGTTGACCTCGCCATGCCCTCAAGACCCAGGCATGATACTTGAAAACTTCTTAAATCCCCCTGAAAACAATCTTGCCGATGTTTATAGGATTCAATTAGGGATGCCTTATGTGAACGCTGAGGAGCGTTTGACGACAGGACAGGTCTATTCCAGATGCGGGCCATTTGTAATGGGCAATAGTGATCCCGGCCCGTGTTCGTTCGGCTTAGACGTTGGCAAGATATGCCATATAGTCATAGGCAAGAGGGTTGGCAAGAAGCAATTCGAGATAGTTAAGGTCGCCAGGTTACCCGGGGACGGTGATTGGAGCGAGATTAGCCGGATGGTTACTCTTTTCAACTGCAAAAGCGGTGTGATAGACATTCGTCCTTACGAATCTGCTGCTCGCCGGTTCCAAAAAGAACACCAGATGCGGATATTTTTATGCCAATATGATGAAAACAGCGCAGTTGATAAGTCATTTAACATAAAGACGGGTATTGTTAAGGTAAACAGGACTGAAATATGCGATGCAACCCACAACTTAGTCGCCGAAGACGGCTTACTTACTTTGCCGAGGAAAGATACGCCCGAAATCAGGGAATTTGCCAGGCAGGTATGCGATCCGGCCAAGACATTGGAGACGAACAAGAGGACAAGGCAGTCGGTTTACAGGTATCTGGGTTCGGAAGACCATTATCGTCATGCCCTGAACTACTTCCTACTCGCCGCCGAGAAGAGTGCAAGGGCTGATACTCGATACCAGAGTTCTCATCAATACGACACAGTTGATAATGAGTACGCAATAATATGATTGAAATATGGGACGGACAAACTGATTTGCGTCATTTAGTCGAGGCGTGGGCTAAGGAATGGCAGGGCGAATGCGACATTGACCAGGGTATGCGCGATCTTACTTACTTGAAGGAGACGGATAATGCAGAAGTATTCGTAATGAATACCGGCGATGAAATAGTCGGTGCATTGGGAATCACTGTACTGGATATGTTTTTCACAAAGGACTGTTATTCTGCTGTGCGGTATTGGTATGTTCTGCCACAATGGAGAAGCCATGCCATGCATTTGGTTCGTCACGCCTCCAAGTGGTCAAAAGAGATGTCCTGTGAAAAGATAATGTTATGTTCTAACAAGTTAAGTCTTCCCTGTGACGACTTTTATAAAGCGATGGGATTCAGGGAATATGAAACAGTTTATATAGGAGACTTGTAATGGGTGGATTATTTTCAAGCCCAAAGACACCGCCGCCGAAACCGCCGGACCCTCCGGTCGCTATGCCGGAGACGGGTGAGGCCGACGTGACTCAGAAGCGTCAGATGATAAAAGCCGGAAGGGGCGGAACGATATTAGCCGGTCAGATGGCTCCGTCGAACATATTTAAGAAGAAGATATTGGGGTAAATGCCTGATGAACGCTGAAGAAATTATCGCAATGCAGGGCCAACTTGAGTCTCAGGACGCTATTTTGCGGTCGAGATGGCAGGATGAGGCCGACTACATCTTTCCACGCGAGTCTAACATTACCGACATTTCGATGCCGGGTGCACCATCTAATGTCAAGTTATACGATACTACCGCCGTAACCGATTCTGTCAATATGACTTCGGGCCTTATGAGCAATTTAATTCCCACAGGTCAGAAGTTCTTTAGTTTTGGAGTTGACGATGAAGAAATACAAGAAATAGAAGTGGTCAAGTCATATATGGCGAAAGCTACTTCAAGACTACACGCAGAATTATTTACATCTAATTTCATTCTTCAACTTACCGAGACTTTACGGTCATTGGTCGTTTATGGAACGGGTTGTCTCTTTTCAGAATGGCGTGGAGGCTTAAACTTCACAGATTGGGACATATCCCGCTACCAAGTAGAAGAAGATTTTGGGGGCAAGGTTGATACTATATATATCAAGTTTCCAAAGACGGCTAAACAGGCTTACGAGAAGTGGGGATCTAAGGCCGGTGAGTCGATAGTCGAAATCTTCAAAGAGCCATCTGCTGACTATAAGAAGCAGAACGAAATATTCTGGTTCATCCACATGGTCAAGCCGAGAAAGAATTGGAATCCCCGTTTAGAGGATTCTAGTAATTGGGCATGGGAGGAAAGATATGTCGGCATAAAAGATAAAAACGATATTGAAGAAGGCGGATACCCCGAATTTCCATATTGCGTACCGAGGTGGACGAAGACTACGGGCGAGGCTCACGGCAGGGGGATAGGGACGTTCATTCTCCCGCAGGTCAAGAAGATAAATGTTATGAGCCGCGACTTTCTTATGATTGTCAACAAGTCTGCGAATCCCGCGATAGATGTTATGGATAGCTTTACAGGTGTTTACAAGACCTTCCCTGGCGCTCGTAATAATATAATAGAAAACCCTACAGGAATTCCTCACCAGGGTTCTCAGGGCAACTACATGGAAACTAAGGACAATCTCGAATCCGAGAGAAAGATAGTATCGAATGCTTTTTACGCCGATGCCTTTGCTCCTATCACAAGTTCAGGGCCGGGAGATCGAAGAAACGAGTTGGAGATTCGCCAGCGAATCGTAGAAGCTTTCAGGAAGATAGGTTCTATAAGTCGGTTAGAGAGCGAATTGTTTACACCTCAATTGACACGATGTTATCTGTTGTTAGTACGAAATGGCGTCCTTGAGAAAGCGCCACCTGAATTATCAGGCCGGGATATAAAGATTATATATCGTGGCCCGTTAAGTCTCGCACAACAAAATTCTGAAGTTTCGGCTTCTCAACGAACAATAGGTATAGTAGCCGAGTTAGAGGCGTCATCCCCGTCATTTGCTAATGCTATGGATAATTTTGATATAGATAAAACTGTCCGTAGATGGGGAAGAATTGAGGGAATGAATGAATTTGACTTAGCCCCAGAGGATGTAAGGGACGCCAAGCGTGAACAGCGACAGAAACAAATAGCCGAACAGAAGGCATTAGAGGTCGCCCAGGTAGCCGCCGGAGCATACGGCCAGACGACTAAAGCCCCTGAAAAGGGTAGTGCAGCGGAGCAGATGGGATGATAGAAGACATTATATTCTGGATGTTAATTCCAACCGTCAGACTTACTGAGGAAAGCAAGTCTAAATTTGTACGGGTTATTGGATTTCTTGGTGGATTCATAACAGTTCCATTGGCGGCTTTTCCAGCACTTATTTTAAGTGTACCTATGATTTATTACGAAAGTTATTGGTGACCGAAGACGAACAAGCACAGCAGTTGGTAGTTGACTACAAGCAGACCTTCAAGTCTGAGCGTGGCGGTAATGTCTTAGCTCACATGAAGAAGCTTGCAAGGTTCAATATAGCTACTGTCCCTTGTGACAATATCGGCAGAATAGATCCTTTAGAGGTAATGCGTCAAGAGGGCATGAGAAATGTGATAGTTCATATAGAAACGATGTTAAACAAAGAACCAGGTGAAAGTAAGGGAATCCAGAATGAACCTGATTCAAAGACTTCTTAGGTATCGAATGCGTAAGATGATACATAACAAAGAGCCGGAGAAGATTGTGTTGAGTTGGAAACACCAACTGGAAATAGAGCGATGGGTGGATTCTTGTGACATGAAAATGAGTTGCCTAAAAACAATGATAGGCTATCGAATACTCGGAATGAAAATAGTAGACAAGGGAGCATAACAAATGAGTGAAGAAGAAACGCCTCCGGTAGCACCGGAACAACCGATAGTGCCGGCAGCACCGGCGAGTCCATTTAACTCTGATGGCACGTTCGTAGATAACTGGCATACAATGGCCCCAGATGGCTATGAGGAGCTTAGAACAGACAAGACCCTGCCAAGGCTCAAGAACCCGTGGGACATGGCCAGAAGCTACGTACAGGTCAGGAAACAGGTTCCCCTGGATAAGATACCCCGACCGAGCGAGAACTTCGGAGAGCAGGATTGGAATGAGTTTTACGATGCCGGTGGAAGACCTAAGACTCCCGGCGACTATAATATCAAGATGCCCGAAGGTTTCCCCGCAGACAGGTGGGATAAGACCAAGGCAGAGAAGTATCAGAATTTATTCCATAAGATAGGACTCAGCCAGAAACAGTCCGATACCATTACAGCCGCCAACAACGAAGATGTCATGGCGACTTTACAGGACAACGCACAGAGGGAAGAGCAGGAAAAAGTTATTGTCTGGGATAATATTCACAAGAAATGGGGGCGTGCCTTTGACCAGAATACTCACAGAGGCAATGTAGCTGTTCACGTAGGCTCTAATGGCGATGAAGGTCTTGAGCAGAGGCTTTTAGCTAAAGTCAACAAAGACCCCGATCTACTTGAACTCGTTTCTAATCTCGGCGGTAAGTTTACCGAGAGCAGTCCGTTCGAGTCTCCGAGCGTCCCGACTCCGGGCGATTTGAAGACCCAGATAGATGCGTTAAGGGCAGACCCCAAATACTTGAGTAAGGATAAGACAATACGTCAGCCCATAATTGACAGAATAAGTAGATTAACGGAGCAAATGTTACCAGACAAAAACGTCTAAATATTATAGTAATACGGACAACCCGCAAGGCCCCGGAAGATGGCGGTAACCCGCCCGCGACCAGCGCAATGCAGGAAAGCCCCGCAAGGACAACCTTTCCGATAACAGTGTAAAAAAATGTGTATTGGAAAGGTTTTTCAATGAGTACCCAGATCCCAATCGCCTTTGTCGATCAGGTAAAAGGTGCAATTCTTTCGTTATCGCAGCAAAAAGTTGCGTTATTGCGAGGATGCTGCCGCCCTGAAGACGTCACAGGCGATACAATGTACGTCGAGAGGATAGGCCCGAAAGACGCCCAGCTCCGAGGAGCGAGGCACGGTGCAACGCCGATTTCGGACGCCGACCACTCAAGACGTAAACTCACAATGGCTGATTATGTCGTTCCGGCCGACCTAATCGACAAGCCCGATAGGCTTAAAATGCTTATCGACCCCCAGTCGGTATATATTCAAAACCAGGTAGCCTCACTTAACAGAGCGATTGACGATGTGATTATCACCGCTCTCGGCGGTTCGGTCTACGGCGGGCACGAAGGCGGGACTACTATTCTTGTTGGGGCAGTTGATGAATGCCGTCTGATTGACTCGGACGGTACGATTGTTGCGGCTGGCGGAGTACACGCCGGGGCAACTGAAACGGCTCTTACTATCGCCAAGCTCCTGACTTGTAAGGAACTTCTGGATAATGCCGAGGTCGATGAAAGTCGCCAAAGGTATTTCCTGACGAATCCTCACAACATCAACCAACTTCTGAACACTACTGAAGTCAAGAGTTCTGACTACAACACCGTTAAGGCGTTGGCTCAGGGCTTCATTGACACGTACATGGGCTTCAAGTTCATCAAGTCAACGAGACTTGCAACTGGTACGGACACAGCGGCTATCAGAAGTTACGCTTTCGCGCAGGACGCTGTCGTTTTGGCTGTCGCCGAGGAACCTACTGTTCAAGTAGACATCCTCCCGACATTCCTTCACAGTACTCAAGTATATTCGACGCTGAGTATTGGTGCAACCCGAGTCGAAGGGCCAGCAGTTGTTTCGATTGAACTCGACGCTGCATAACAAGAAAGGAAATTAAAATGATAGGTAGAACAAACAAATTACCGTTCAATCCGATTAACTGGCCTGCTTCGCCTCGTGACCTTACAGGCAGTAATTGCCTGGGGTATTACACGACCGAGACCACGCAGAGATATGTGTGGGGTA